CGAACTCTTTCGTCATAAGCAACTTCGGGAGCAGCTACAAGAACTACATCTTTAATTGCATCGTTAGCTGCAACAGCACCGCCCACATATACTTCTCTTTCGCCAGTAATAAGAGCACCAAGTTTCAAAACATTACCATTCTCGATTGCAGTAGGAGTAGAACCATTTGCACCGAGATATTTTACAGACACAAGACCAGTACCAACAGTAGTACCGAACATGTTATCCGTTCTTACAATACCATACGCCATAGAAATACCTCCTTATAAAATTATGATTTTGTGCCGTACTTCTCAAACAGTCCACCATACGGCTCGTTGGACTTATCTTCTTTGTCAACTTTAAGTTTCGGTGTTTTTGTTTCCAGTGAGAATTTAGTAACCGTTCCGTATTTACCACGGATAGCGTAAAGTTTCTCCTCAAGAACATCGAGCTCAAAGTCTGACCTATTTTCACTAAGCTTATCAAAGTCCTCAATGCCAGCAAGGTCTTCAAACTTAGCGAAAAGTTCATTCTGTGCAGAAATCTTCTTTTCTGTTTCAACTGTCTGCTTGTATGTACGAAGTTCATCGAGTTCGCTCTTCATAGCATCTGCCGACGCAACGGCATCGTTATACTTCTCCTCGAATTGAGCGACTTCGTGATACTTGCTTGTGATGTCTGCATAAACAGAAGCAAACGGAGACTCCTGAGAACCGTTGTCGAAATCAACAATTTCGTATTTCATTCTCTTTTTGCAAGCAAAGTCAATGGTTACGCTGTCGCCATCTACAGCATACGGAAATCCATAAAGCAACCAATCATTGGAGTCATAGCAATAAACTTCAGAACGCTCGAAATCACAATCTACATAGCAATACTGGGGACAAGACCCCCATTCAGTTTCAACTTTCGCTTCACACAACACTCGTCTAATTTCTTCTACGACAGCACCAGTAAGAGCAAACTTTTCTTCCTCTTTCTGTTCAGGTTCAGTTTCAACTGCTTCCTGTTCTTTTTCTGCTTTCATAGCCTCAAACTTCTGTGTGAGTTCTTCGATGGTGAAATCTTCGATAGAATAGTCGAGACTTTCAACATCAATACCATACTTTTCAGCTAACTGAATTTTCTCATTCAATACCTCTTCTCCCCCTTTCAATGAGTTATTAAGTTGTTTATTGTCAACCTCGTCAGAGGTATTGACCAAACTGTAACTCTTCTTTAAATCGTCTATCATCTCAGCAAACGACTGCTTAAAATCTTGCATAGCAAACATCTCAAGTGCAGAACTCTCAAAACATGGAGTAACAGATATAAGACAAAATGCAGTGAATTCAAAATCTTCAATTTGGAATACCCCGTCAACCATCTTGCCGTCTTTTACTTTGAGTTCCATAGAATGCGATGTGATGCCATCGTTTTTGATTTTCTGATATGCCTCCTGTCGTTTCCAAAGAAGAACTTCTGTAAACAAGTATTCATGTTTTGTTCCGTCATCTTCCTCTACATAATCCCACCATGTCTTTGCTCCTTCTGGGATAACGCCTACAGGCTGTGTCAAATTGACAAGCTTCATAGATCCATCTTCGTTGCAGACAAGTTCCATGTCGTGCCCACCAAAACTATCCGTATCTCTGTCGTAATGGCAAACCACTGGACAGTTGTACATAGAAGACAAACATCTTTCAAATGTATCTTTGGATATTGAAGTGCGATTTCTGTTAACGCCTGGGTACGCTACTCGTAACACACCCATATCAAAAGAAGAGTTCTTTTCACAAAGGGCGGTTAAAGAGGACGCATAATTCAGATGTAAAACCTTTTCCATCTTCTCCCTCCCTTCCTGTTTGCTGGTAAATTTTTGTTTATTGACGAGTCAGAACCGGCACTCGTCCGTATATTAGAAAAGCCCCACACTTTCGTGCAGAGCAGTTAGAATGTAAGCACATCTGATACAACATACTTTTCATCAGACAAACTATATGTGAAATTGTTGTTAATACAAAAAACAAATTCTTTACCATCTTCTGATTCTTTGAGCAGTTCATACCCCAAAGCAATCATCTTGTCTTTTGTTTCTTCGTCAAAAACATAAATAAACATTATATCAACCCCAGTCCGAACTGTCCTCGACAGTCTGCTCTCCACTATCAGTTAATTCTCCAATTTCTTTCTTTGGAGCACCACCTTCGTCTGTCGCACCCTTGGACTCAACATCATCTGTTGTATTACTTAACTGAGTAGAACTTACAATAGGCTTAAACAATTTTGGCAGTTCAAGAATTGTTCCTTCAAGGAAACTCATTCCGTCAAGTTCTGCCTGTCCTATTCCTTGAGAAGCACAATAAGCTGAAATAGACGGAATACCATAAGTTGCCGCTTTAAGATAAGCGTCTCCAACTTCTTTTCTGTTAAATGGAGAGACATCCAAAAAGTTAATTTTAAAATTCTTTCCATAACCTTGAGATTGGATAAATCTGTTGAGTGCATCCTCGATAGACTTAACAATTCCGTATGTAATTGATTGGTCTGCTTTTATTGAAAGCAAGAGACTATTCGACGATGCTTTCTCGTTATTGAACAGTAATGATGAGACACCGGCGGCGGTAAACAAATTCTGTTCTGCCTCTGAGATTCTGTCTGTGTCACCAGTGTTTGATTTCTCGAAGTCAATCTTATCAATTTTCATAGGAGTAAGCACTGAACCAACTTCCTCTGGAAGAACGCTGTCTAGATTAAACCAGAAATCTTTTGCTTTATCATAGTCAATTAGCCAAGAACCATCGCTATCCATAGGTAATGTCATAGCCAACATTGCGTAGTTTTCAAGAGCAGTCTTAGTTTTCTTTAACTGTTTATAATCTTCGATGTCGTAAATCTCACGCAATATTCCAGCAAAAGGCGGAATTGAATAATGCAAAATGTCAGAGTTGCATTTAATCGCAAACGAAGCCGGTGAGTCTAACTCTATCCATCGCAGAGTTCTTTGCTTCTGATACAGTGCATACTTGGTTGCGAACTCTTTCGGATAATAGTCCAACATCTCTGGGTTGGAGTCGAAGTACGAGAAATCAAATGTTACATTAGGCACATTGCCTTCAATGGTTGAAATACCGCAATAATCACTAGGCAAAATCTGAATAGTGATATTGTCATTTGTTACCCACAAGGTACAATAGCAGGTATCTTCTCTAAGACACATTGTAAGTATCTTAGGTAACTGACTTTTGAGGTTCATTGACACTATCATATTAAGAACCTTGCGATAGTTATTGCGGAATGTCCGTTGATTCATTTTGTTAGAATCTATCTTATACGGTTCGACAATATATGATAAATCGGACAGCCCAACAAAGTATTGAATCAGTCTACGAAAATGCGGACTCGCTCCATATATGTAAATAACGGCTTTACGAAGCTGCTTCTCGTACCTTGACGGGTCTGACAGGTATGTCGTGATGTCGTCTTTTGTGTATAATGCAAATGTCGGCTTAGTTCTATCGTTGTTAAGATCTCTTGTAATAAGTTTGTTCAATACTGCAAACTTACTGGAGATTCCGATAAAACCCGCAAGATTATCGTTTGCCGCCTCTGGAGTACTATCAGCCTTCCGTGCTCTTCTTCGTTTAGTACCATCTGCCACGTTTCTTGCTCACCGTCCTTCCTGTGTATGATGGGGGTTTGATAACGAAATCGTTATAACCTGAACTTATACTATTTTTCTTATTGAGTTTGTTCTCAATTTCTTTGGCTACATAATAGTTATATGCCAAGCTAGAGTATCTATCTTTTCGCATATTACTGCGTTCATATAATTTAACCCTACCGTTATTTTCTTCGTACTGAAGCTTAACAAGTTCGTTAATAAGCAACGAAGTATTATAGTAAGGATACTTGAATTTTTCTTTTAGTTCTGGACTTAAAGAATCGAAACCTTTAAGTTCTTTCATCGCAGCCTCACCGTCGTATTCTGTTAAAAGCAAACGAACTCTTCCAGAGGAAAAGCCTTCTCTTAATCTGTACGCACAATCAGAGTTGAACTGAGCACTTGCCTTGACTGACCAAATTACCTTTGGTGCATTAGGCGATGTACAACGAGATGCCATCTCTGG